AGATAGAGCAACCCAATCGCCAGCAGTAAGTGCTGCATCGGCTTTAAAGGTCTCTACCTGTCTGCGGTTCATAGCGGCAAGTCCAACATCAACGGAGGCACCGAAACCATCTTTCTGTGTAGTTTCCAAATAGTTAATTAAAGTTTGTGTAGCCATAATGTTTCTCCTTTATTAATAATTAGCACTACGCATTAGAATGTGTCGCCATCAAACAGGACACCCTGTGAGCCAAGATGGTCGGCAATAAGTTGTGCCTTAACATAAAGTTGAGCGGCACGGGCAGTTGTTCCAGCAACATCCTCAAAAGGACTAACAGCAAAGTCAGCATCTTTGTGGAAAACAAGTTTAATCCCGTCAAAGTTGAGGAAATAACCTGAAAGTGGAGCATTACCAAAGTCAGCACTATTGTAGAGGAAACCAAGTTCCAAGTCCTGCTCTACGGCAGCACCTGCAAATGCAAGGCTCATTCTACCACCATCAAGGGTGCTTTCGCTGATGTAGCGTTCCTGTGCGAAAAGCGCACGACGATAGTTCGCCATAGCAGCCTCACTTAAAAGCACACAATCAATCTCGCCCATAGGAGAGACGCTGTTTGCGTTAATGTAAATCTGCTGCATTCCTCTAATGCCGTCTGTGCCGAAAGCAGCACCAACATCAAAGACTTGGTTAGTCCAGCCATTAACATTAAAGGTTGCCTTGGAAACACCACCAACAACATTATTCTGGTTTGGCTTGGTCTCGGCTTCTAGGAAACCACCAACATCACCATTAAGAGAATTCATAGTGGTGAGAATGGTAGAAGAACCAGCAAGAATTTGCTTGTTAAGTTCCCTACGAAGCATAGACATAACGCTTCTCATTCTGGCTTCTACGATTTTAACAATAGCCTTTTCGCCGCTGTTCTCCAATTCTTCCTTACGGGTAATAACAATTGGAGCGGTGAAATCACACCAGTCGTAGATTGCTGGCTGCAAAACATCCTTAACGGCAAGTGAAACAGGTTCATAGCCAGTAGGTAGTTCGGTGATTGTGCTGTGTTCCGCAATTGATAGGGGACGCTGAATTTTAATCCCACCATCTTCGTAATCAATTCCTCCGCTCTTACGGGCGTGGTCTAGAAATGCGACCTTCTGGTAAAGAGCATCAACCTCTCCATCACGGATAGAATAGAGGGTTGAGGAAAGCAAGTCATTAGAAATAGCCATAGTTTTATCCTTCCTTTTTTGTAAAATCCTATGATTGTGAATTATCTAAAATTAAAAGTGTCTCTGGAAAGAGGTTTTAGTTTTTAGTTCCTTCACCATTTTTAAATCCTTGGTGTCTCAAAGAGGTCAATAGATTTTACGGAGGGAAAGGTTGCCCGTCTCATTAAGTAAGAAATCGTCAAGTAAAAATTATCTTCGGCTCTTTTTGCCTACACATTTCCACTTTTTACGACTTAAATTATTGGGGGTGTTAGGGTCGTTTTGTTTTTCTTTTGGTAGTCCTTTTTTAATTCCATAAGAACGAGCGCAATAGGCATCGCCCTTCTTTGTGCTGGGCTGAATGCGTTGTTTGCCTGATTTGTTTTTTGCACCTGCTTGCCCGTAGGAAACCTTACGCTTTCTTCCAGTTTTCTTATCTGTGTAAGTTTTGGTAAAGCGTTTTCCCTTTGCAGGTTTAGTTGATTTAGTAGCCATAAAAAAAGACCCTCCCTACATTAAATAGGGAAGGTCAAGTTAATCATCTTGGAGGATAATTAAATCTTCTGCTGACGGGACTTATGGAACTGATAAGCAGACCAAGCATCACGGAACTTGGGTGTTCCAGATGGGGATGCATTAGCACCAGATGAAGTCTGTTTGAGAGCAGCACGACGATTGGCTCTCTGGGCTTCTATTTCGGCTTTCTCTGCCTCTATTCTTTCTGCCCCTACCTTTGCCTTCACTATGTAGTAAGCGTCCTCTAAACGCAATTCTGGACGCTCCATAAGCATCTTTGCAATAGGGATGCGGTAGGCATCATCTGTGATTTCAGGATTGGCTGCTTTAAATCTTTCCAATTCCATCTTTCTCTGTTCCATTTTAATTTGTTCTCTCGCAGGTTCTAGCATTTGCTTTAACTGCAAAGCAGCCTGTCTCTCAATTTCACGCTTCATTCCCTCTGGGTCATAAAGGTCAAATTCTTCCTGATTATTAGCAATTTCTACTGCTCTTTGATAAGCAGGGTTGTTTATGGTGCTAGACCTCTGCTGTTCCAAAAGTAAGCGTTCCTGCTCTAATTCTTTACGAATAGCAGCAAGTTCTTGGGTCTTCTTGGTGTAAGACGAACGAAGATTTCCTAGATGCTTTCTCACATCTTCTGGTAAATGCTGAACCCAGTTATGAAGTGGTTTCATTCCTTTGTGGTTTGCATCATCAGCGAATTCTGGGAATTGCTCTGCGGATAATCCTAGTAGGTCATCTATCGTGAGGTCTTCTGCAAGATGAGGTGATGCCTCAAATGCTTCGGGTGTCTCTGTTGTCTCAACTACATCGTTGTTCTCAACAGAGGTGCTGTTTCCAGTCTCTATTGTTTCGTTATTCATTTTTTCTTCATTCCTTTTGATTGTTTAGTTTTAATTGCAGCAAGACGCTTCTTCGCTGCTTTTTTAGTTTTTGATTTACCTGCTACATTTTTTATTTTGTAGCCTCCTTTTGTTTTATGAATAGGCATTACATCCTCTCCATAAACATAGCATCCATCTGCTCGTCGGTCATTTCTTCACCTTCCATAGCAGTTTCTGCACCAGACACTTCTTCCTCTTCCTTCATAGGCATAGGTTCTTTTAGAAATTTCTTAAAGTCCTTGTTGCGAGAGAGAGCATCTACACGACCAGCAAGCATTTTAAGTGAGCGGTCATCGGTAATAGCATCAAGAGAAATTACCATCTCTGGGTCTATCACTTCCATTTCAGCAGCGTCATTAGTAGCAGCAGAGAACATAGCAAGAATGCGTGTAAATTCTGTTGGGAACTTTGAGACATCAGCATCAAAAGTAGGATAGTCAGGAGCCTGACCGAATGCTGGTAGTAGTTTGTTAGTTGCCTTAACAAGAGCATTCATAGAATTCATAGTGAAAGAACCTTCTGGGGACATAGCCTCATAGTTCATTTCATCAGTCATCTCTGCTTCGTTAAGGTCTTCTGCAAGTGGGCTTTCCTCTGGGGAACGACCTGCGATTATTATTTCAGTAGCCATTTTAATTCTCCTTTATGGTTTCTGTTTTATTATCATAAATCTCATCAAGTTCCCCTGATAAGCAACGCTCTGCGGAAAAGGTGTTTGCTATTGCTTCGCCTAAATCCACACCAAGTTTTAATTGTTCTTCTATCGCACGGACTTCTGTTTCCTGACGATAAATCTTTTCTTTTCTTATTTCGGTTTGGTCTTCCCAATAATGAGAAGGCAAATCGCTTTCTGCTATGTAGCCATTAGCATTCATTATTTTTTCTTCTTGTCTTTTGGAACCAACTTCTCTACCTAGGGCTTTGGAAAAATAACCAGTTCCCTCTGCACCAATAAAATGAAATCCTTGTTTCTGTCTATGAAAGTCAGGATGTGCTTTGCATAGTTCTCCGCAAACAGGACAAGCAGTAGAGCGTCCCCAAGCAACAACAAAGTGTCCGTGGTCTTTACACAATCTGTGTTGGTCGTTTTCAGCCATTAGTCTTCTCCACCATAAAGTTTATCTAGTTCGCCAGATAAAGCCCTTTCAGCAGAGAATGTCTTTGCGTAAGCCTCACCCTTATCCATTCCAGATGCGATGTCTGCCTCAATCTGTCTAACATCTGCTTCTTTCTTTTTCATCCTTGTTTGCTTTGCTTCTACTGCATCGTTCCATCCGTGGTGTCCTAAATCGCTTTCTCTAATGTAGCCACGGGCATTCATAATTTTTTCTTCTGCTCTTGGACTATCTACATAAGCACCAAGGGCTTTGGAATAATAACCATTAACGCCCCACTTACCTGTGGTCTCGCCAATAATGTTAGGTGCTGTAATAACCCTGTAAAGTTCTCCTCCACAACCATCACTTCCATCTTCTGCAAATTCTTTTACAGAATTAGGGTCAAAGAAAAGATTGGAACCACAAAAGCCTTCCTTGACTAAACCTTCTATGGCTTCCCAAGAACACATCGCTTCGTGTTTCTTTCCACAATTGTAGCAACTGAATTGATAAAAAGGCATAAATTATTCTCCTGTGATTTGGTCTGCTGAACCAACAAGTGCGTTTGCTAGTGTCTCTGCACCAGTTGCTTGTTCTGTTGGTGTGCCTTCTTGTAATGCCTCTTCCTCTGGAACACTACGGGAACCTACTTTGGGAGCCTCTGGTTCGGGTTCTGGGGCTTTTAAAAAATCTTCTGGTAGTTCATAAGCCCTAATAATTTCTGCCTTTAATTTATCAGCAGGAACGCCTAGGGATGTAAGAACTGGTAGAAGAGAAATAAGATTTTGTTTTTTGATTGCATCTGCAATTGGCTGGTTGCCTTGGTCTAGGGCAGAGATGCGGAACTTTCCGTGCAGGTCTTTTGCAGTAATAACTTTTGCCTTACCACCAACTGATAGGACTGCTTTGTCTCCATCTTCTGCTAAAAGGGATAGTTGGCGCAAATAAATGTCCGCAATCATTTCTATTGCAAAATCACGCTCTCTCGCCATCTTACCAATCTCACTAGCAGAATAAGAAGCAAGGGCTGTAATCTCTGTTGCAGTTGCACGGGTGGCTTCTCCTCTACTGAAAGGAGCCAAGATAGAACCTCTGTTAATGTCCTGTTCTATTTGGTTTAAGTAGCGGTCAAAGTTAGTTGTAATTGGTTCTACCTGAATTGCTTGGATAAGACCAGCAAGTGTCTGCTCGTCTGTTGCAATCATAGCCCCATCAACACCAGCAGTAATCTTTGCTAATTCTTCCTCATCAAAAGCACCTTCCTTGTAAATGAACTGGCGACTATCACGACGAACAGCATTAGCCCAATAAGTTCTTAAAATGTTTTTCTCGTAAATCTGGTCGTAAATTCTAGAAACTGCTGATAAACCATCCATAGGCTTTTCAGGCTTACGAGCATAATAGAGGGGAGCAAGATTAGAAAGGGGGCGGTCGTCATAAGTTCTCACAGGGATTTCAGTTTTCTGTAATAGTTCTTCTCCGTTCTTGTAGTTGGGAGACCAGAAGTAAAGTTGGTCGTAAGCAAAATCATAGAATTCTAAAACTTCTATGTAAAGGTAATCATCAGGTAAGTCTGTGTAGGTTGCACCTGAATAGCCATAGATGTCTGCACCACCACGATAGTTTCTATCACCAGTCCCAAAGTAATCTTGTTTAGGAACTGCTGTGAAGTTCTTTGCTCCAAATTTTTCTCTTGCCTCTGGAATAGTTAAGAAGTAATGATGTCCGCAAAATCTTTGCTTGTCCCAACCACTAGCATCTCTATCAACAACAACTTCCCAAGCAGGGACAGCACGAATAGAAACTTTCTCTAACATCTCCTCACTATCAACAGGAGATAATTTTAAAAAAGAATTAGGATAAATAAGAGCAAGACGAGAAGCAATTTCTAGTTGTTCTCTCTGGGCGAATAGCCAACGATTTGCAGCGGCTTGTGCTAGGTCAGGGTCTCCTGCTGCATTTGCTGCGTCAGCCCCAATAACAACCGCAGGAGCCTTGGAAAAAAGAGCAGCAATAAATCCCTCAACATAAGAAAAACAATCAGCAGTCTCAACCCTAATCATTTGGTCTGCGTGTGTCTCACCTTCCCAAAACTTATTTTCATAGGCATTCTTGTAGCGTTTAAGTTCTCCCATCTGGCTTTCCCAGAAGTCTCTATGGTCGGTGAGAACCATTCGCAGGAGAGCAATTGTGTCTTTATTAGTTCTAGGCATAATTAATTTTCCTTCTCTACCTTATGAGGAAAGGTCAAGTGTAGTCTTTCTCTCCCGTGTTCCTTAATGCAATCCTTACAAAAGCCCTCGTCATCATTTAATTTATCTTTTTTAAAAAAGCCACTTTCCTCTGGTTTGGCTGCTCTGCACTTGCAACAACGCAAATAACCATCTGGTGAGACCAGACGAAGCGATGCTCCAAAGTGGGCTACAAGCCTATGCTCGTTAGGTTTTCTTTCTTCCATAGTAATCTCCTTTAATAGCGTCTATGTTTATGATTGGCGACACCAGCAGTTTGTAGGATGCGCTGGCTTCTTTTATGTTTAATAAAATCTGGTAGATAAGTTGTCTTTGGTAGTTTAACATTTCCAAGACACATAGCACACAGGGACATAGCAACAGCGTTGTCTCCGTGAGATGCAAGATTATCTGGGATTTGGATGTGTCCCTTTTCATTTACTTGCAGGCTTCTTATTTCTCCAAATGTTATGTTGTCTATGTTGTAGATGTAGCCCTCACGAATTAAAGTTTTTAAATTCTCAAACATAAGGGTTTTTGTTTTAATTGTTGTAGTCCAGTCCTTTCCGTCCTCATCCATCCAGAACCTACGGAAGCCCTGATGTCGTAGTTCATTAAGAACAACATTACCATAGTTGTTGCTTTCTACAAGTGTTAGAGCATCGTTGTAGTTTCCTGAAACATCAATAATAATCTCTGCAAGAGAAACAGGATTTATTTTATTGGAACGATAAATTAGCACAGGTTGATAAGTTGTTTTAGAAATAACAAACACAACGCTGTAATCTCTATTAACACCAGCAGCCACATCCACCCCAATAGCATAGCGGTCATCTGGTTTAGGGTCATCAAAAACTACCCATTCTTCATTATCAACTTTAATAACTTCTACATTTTCTAAATCTTTCTGGGTAAAATAAGAATTACCAATTTGCTTGTAAGCATCTTCTAGGGTCTCTGGAAATTCTCTGGAAAATTTATCAAATCCTATTTTAGAAATCTGGTGTCGTCTCCACCATAGTTGATTATCATTTAAGTCCCAGCGTTCTGCAAGGGCTTGCTCTTCATCTGTTCTAGTAAAATCATTTCTTTTAGGAACAGGTAGATGGTAGGAGGAATGTGCGAACCAAGGAAAAAATAAATAATTCCAATCAGCCAATCCTCTTTCTACTTTTAAAATCTCTTGGTGCATAGCATCGTTGTAGAAGTTGGCTGTGCTTTCCATAACTAACTGCCCGTCGTTTAGAGCAGCAATTGCTGTGGCTTTTAATTCTTCTGGATTATCTGCAAATGCAAATTCGCTTATGTGAAGTTTGCTTACAGAGAAAGAACGAAGACCACCTCTGTCCTGTGATGATGCTGCTACAATTCCAGCACCACTATCTTTAAATCTAAATTCTGTTGTGTTGTCTATGGCTATTGGTTTTTGTAGGGCTACGGGTAAATTAAAATAAAATGTTTTATGGATTTCTAACAGATGTTTTGATGATGCTAATTTGTGAGATAAGATTGCATAGGTCTGTGGGTCTTGTGATGTGTAGGCACACCAAAAGAAATAAGCACAGATAATAGTTGATGAACCAATCTGTCTTGGCTTTAAGATTAATGTGCTGTCTCCCTTATGTAATGCTTCTACAATTTTAATTTGTTCTTCGTTAGGATTTAGATAAACTAATTTTCCTTTCTTATTTACAATCTTTAATCTGCTGATAAATTGTAGGGGGTCATTAAAGAGATTTGATAATTTCTTATCTAACTTCATTACCATCTATCCTATCTTGCTTTCTTGACCCAAGCATCTACTTCTAAAATCTTTTTATTTAATTCTCCATCTACTACTTCTTCACCTCTATCTCTCTTATCCTTTTCCATTCGTAGCAAATGGTCTAGGAATGCTTGGATGTCTCTTCCTGAAAAAGTCCGTGCATTATTATTATCTTCTTTTAATTCTACACAGGCTAGGTCTAGACAAGCCCAAATAAAATCTTCTATCTTTCTGTTCTCTACTGCTTTACGCATAACATTTCTGGGTAGTGCTTTACGAGCCATAATAAATCTCCTTTAATCTTTTATGTCGTCTCACTATGTAGGAAAAGTCAAGCATTAATTTATTTTATCCATTCACCTGCTTTACCATTTCATCCCAGATTTCCTTTGAGGTCTTCTTAACCTCTGGTGGAATGTCGTGCCTTCTGGAACCATTATTAGTCCAGTAGATTACATAATTATTATTTTCCTCCAACTTCACACAGGTCAAGATGCCTGTGCCTTCATCTACAAACTTCCGTAGCAACATCGTGTTCTCCTTACACAGATAATCTAACGCCTCCCAGCCCTGTCGTCAAGCATTAATTTATTTTGTTTTATTCTCGGCATAAAGAGAAAAGCCCCAAGCATTTCTGCAAGGGGCTAGTGAGGTAGAACTTATGGAGGATTATTCTATCTCGTAAGTCCAACTACTTGTTTGACTATGTGGATGATAAGATGTTGCACCTACCATTATTGGTTCATCAGGATGATTATTAATTTTATCTCTATCACTATGAGATAGAACGCAACGCTCAAACCATTCTGGTGTGAATGCATAATTTTGTAATGCATTATTTTCTAATAAGTCGTGTGCTACTGCTGGACTACAATTTGCATTACACCAATCAACAATCATCTTACGGCAATCATCAAAAGATTTATTTAATTTATTCTCAAACCATTCTCGGTTCTTCTCAACTTTCCAGATGTAATTAATCTCCAAATTACCTTGTGCCTTACCATCATTAATCTCAATCCCATTCAGGAACTTGTGGATGGTAAGTCTGGGTGATAGATTATTTAAATCTTTTACAACCATAACAGGATTGCAAGTTTTACTATCTAAACTTTTAATGTAATTGTGAAAGAGGGTCTCGTCATCCTTGTAAAGATTGTGCTTCCAATTATTAAATAATTCTCTCGTCCAGTCATAGACATTTGGATGGTAATTATTTTCTTTGTAGTCCTGATAATCTTTGCCGTCAAAGATGTCGCTATGCACTTCACGCCACCAAGTTTTTAAATCTTTTTCCTTTTGATTAACAAGTGCATTATGGTTTGCTTTTGCATCCCTAATCTCTTTATGTGCTTGGGTCATAAAGTGCTTGGATAAATCAGTTGTTCCCCACTTTTGTTTGTAGGTGGGATGAACTAAAATAGTTTTCTTTTTAGAATTCTGGGGACACATAAAGGTGAATGAATTAAATTTACATTTATCCCTGCGTGTGTTCTCTACAAAGCCAGTCTCGCAAGTAATCAAATTATTATTCCAGAAATTTGGAATTAAATTTCTCCATTCATTTACTGACTTCTGTTCGGCTGGTTCTAGTGCAACATCGGTAATGATGCATAGTTTCCAATCAGGTGTGTTCCAAGTAGAATTAAAATTCCACCAAACTAAATCACCTACTTTTATCTGGTCGCTGGTGAGATAAGACCAATTGCTATTATGTTCCATTTTTAAATCTCCTATGGAAAGGATGCACCGCCAAGCGCATCTGTAATAAATAGTTCATAGAAAAAGAAAAAGCACATTTAAATGAAACTTTTTTTCCAATCCCTACACTATTATTGTAGCATAATTTTTTGGGTTCCGCAAGTGAAATCTAAAAAAAATGAAAATAATTTGTGTAGCCCTGATGTCTCCTCCTATGATAATAACATAACACGATTTGGATAATCGTGCAACTATTTTTTTAAATTAATTTCAGGGCTGTGGTAGAGACAGGTAGTCTAACATTTGCCTTTGCAGTCTTAATCCAGATAGTCCCACAGGCGAGCGTAATTGCCTCTACAATCTCTCCTAAAAAAGTAAGAGGGGGATAGTCCCAGATTATTTTATTATCTTGCTGTGCGCCCTCTGGGAGCCTTGCAATTAGATGTGTGAATGGGACTGGGGTAGTCTCTGTAAATAAATCCATAAAACCTCCAAGAAATAAATTAACTTACATAATAATAATAACACATTTTTGAGGGAGCCGCAAGTCTTTTCTGCAAATAAATGAAAATAAATAGACCACTTGCTTTTATGTGTGTAGTGGAGCAGATAAGCACACTATCCTGATTACTACATTTTATTTATTTAAATGCTGATGTAGCCTACATTCTAGCCACTTTCACTACAAACTATGCAGCCCCCACGGCTCTATCATTTTAACCAGATTAGTAAGGATTGCATAGAAATTATTAAATTATTTTTCAGTAAATTGTTATGATTGTGCTGGGGAATTAGCAGTAGAAATAACTTGATAGTTTTTTAATAACCAATCTTCTGGAACTACTATCTTGTTCTGGGTAATAATAGAATAAACTAACTTATGATTTCCTAAATCTTCTATTCTTTCTATCATCTTTATTCCATCATCATAGAAACCATTATCTATTAAAGAATTTAAATTATCTTTTTCTATGTTCTCAACACTTACATCTTCTATTACAATCATCATTCCTAGGGGATGATTATTATTTCTGGGATAAATTAAATCTCCTGTAATCATTCTTCTTCTCCATCACACAAACCATAGAACACATTATCACCACCAAACAAATCTTTTAAATCCTGAATAGCAGACCAGTAAATTTGATGCGCTCGTTGTTTAGAGAAACCTAACACCTTTCCTATTTTACTGAAAGACATTCCATCCCAGACATAATAGAAAACAACTTTTTGTTTTATTGGTTCTAGTCTCTCAATCATCTCAACACCTGATGGTAAATTCATTCTCTCAACAGCACATTCACCTTCATCTATTTTATTTTTATTATCTATGTTCTCAATCATTTCATCTGTTGGGTCATAGTAATGGTTATTATCTATTTTCCAAACATCAACACCTACTGAAACATAACGCCAATTATCTTTAAGAGAAGTTGCTTCATCTAACTTTCTTATTTCTTCTTTCCAATCTGGAATTTTATTTTTTCTTTTTGGTCTCAACATAATCATTATCTCCTTTATTAGTTATTAAGTTGTTGCCTCCAACATTAGTTAATTAGTTTAAAGAACTGAAAGTGAAGTTATTATTCCAGACAACCAA